CAGGTCTACCACGGCCTGCGCGAGGGGTATACAGACGAGGAATGACACTATGTCAGTGAAAAAAGACCCGCGATTAGCCCGAGCAGGAGTCTCGGGCTTTAATAAGCCTAAGCGGACGCCTAGCCACGCGAAAAAGTCGCATATTGTCGTAGCGAAAGAGGGCGATACCATCAAAACTATCCGTTTTGGGGAGCAGGGCGCGTCTACTGCGGGTAAACCTAAGTCTGGCGAAGGCGACAAGATGAAGGCGAAGCGCGCGAGCTTTAAAGCGCGTCATGGCAAGAACATTTCTAAAGGAAAAATGTCGGCAGCGTATTGGGCTGACAAAGTGAAGTGGTAAAAAGCCGCAATGCGGCGATAGCTGTTGCATTAATATATTAGCTGTACTAATATGCTCTATACGTCTATCAGTACGATAACTGGTCGGCCCGTAGCCGTAAAAAACGTAACCCCTCGCCTGTATAGGCGTTAAACCTGCCGAGGACGCCCCTCGTTAATCAACGCTAAACGTTCTTCTACACGATAGTGGGAAAACGGATTAGCCGCTCCTAAAGTCGGCTGCTTATATTAGTGGCACTAATGCCGCTAGTAATTTATCTTACTTTATATGGAGCCTCTCATGGCCTTAACAAATTTCGGTACGCTTTCGGGCGACCAACTCCAAGCGTGGAGCCGCGACTTCTGGAAAGTAGCTCGTAATCAATCTTTCATCAACCAGTTCGCTGGTAGCGGTTCAAATGCAATGGTTCAGCGTATTACTGAACTGACTAAGAACAACAAAGGTACTAAAGCTAACATTACTTTGCTAGCTGACATGACCGGCGACGGTATCACTGGTGACTTTACTCTGGAAGGCAACGAAGAAGCCTTGCGCGCGTATGACATCAGCATCGAGCTGGATCAGTTGCGTTTCGCAAACCGTATTGCTGGCCGTATGACCGACCAGAAAACTGTTGTTAACTTCCGTGAGCAGTCTCGCGATGCACTTGCTTATGCAATGGCTGACCGTTGTGACCAGCTTGCTTTCTTGACCCTCTCTGGTGTTGCGTACACGACTAAAAACAACGGTGGCTTACGCACTGTAGTTGGCGGCGCTGTAAACGGCCAAGAGCTTGTCGATCTAGAGTTTGCTTCTGACGTATCTGCTCCTACCTCAGCTCGTCACCGTCGCTGGGATGCTACTTCTGGCCTAGTTGCTGGTGATACTACTGCTGTTGCTGCTACCGATAAGATCGGTTATAGCACCATCGTTAACCTGAAAGCCTACGCCAAAGATAACTACATCCGTGGTATTCGCGGTGCAGGTAACCAAGAAACGTTCCACATGTTCGTTACTCCACAGCAAATGGCTAGCCTGAAGTTAGATTCTGACTTCCTTGCTAACGTTCGCAACGCTGGCGTACGCGGTACTGGCAACAGCCTGTTCTCTGGTTCTGCTTCGTTGATGGTTGACGGCGTAATGATCCACGAGTTCCGTCATGTGTTTAACACTTCTGGCGCTACTACTGGTACTTCATCTAACGCTGGCGCTGCTGGCTACAAGTGGGGCGCAGACGCCAATGTTGTTGGCGGACGTGCTTTGTTCTGTGGTGCTCAGGCTCTGGCACTGGCTGACATCGGTCTGCCTGAAATGGTCGAAGATACTTTCGACTACGGTAACCAGTCTGGTATCTCAGTAGGCAAGATCTTCGGTATGCGCAAGCCCAAGTACAACAGTGATATCACTGGTGACGTACAGGACTTCGGCGTTATCTGTTTAGATACTGCACAGTAGGTAAAACGATCGCCTCTCCTCCTTTCGGGGGAGGGGCTTTTTATTTTTTATAGAGATTAATCATGAAGATCATTAGCGAAAAAGATTTACGCGTTACAAATAACCACGGGACCGCAGTAATTTTTTATGCGGGCGTCCCAAAAAATATTGCAGATGAGATTGGTATCGTCGCTATCCAAATGGGTGCGAAAGAATATAACGCCAAGTTCGTCGAGGAAGAGGCTGCTGAAGAGGCAGTGTTCGAAGAAGTAACAGAAGCAGTTTGCGCCGAGCCAATAGCCGATACGCAACTGGACGTAGTACTGGTCACCTGTCTTGAAAGAATTATGGACGAGGGAGACCCAAAGAATTTTAAAGCCAACGGCTATCCCAAAGCAGCTGTAGTGAACAAAGTAATGGGTAGGACGATTGACACTGATACCCGAGAAGCAGCGTGGGAATCAATACTTAACTCATAGGTAAAACATCATGTCCGTAACAGTACAAAGCGTAATAGACAGAGCTCAAACAGTCCTGCAAGACACGACCGGCGTTAGATGGCCAGTTGTGGCAGAACTAGTATTGTGGATCAACGATGCACAGCGCGAGATCGCTCTGTTAAAGCCAGATGCTAGCTCTACTAACACGACTGTTACTCTCGCTACAGGTACGAAGCAAGACATCCCTTCTGGGGGTAATAGACTGCTTAAAGTCGTACGAAATATGTCTGCTGCGAGTAACGGCACTGGGAAACGCTCCGTACGGTTAGTCGACCGAGAAGTACTTGATGCGCAGACCCCCGACTGGCACGACCCGACTGTATCCGGCGATGCATCTCATACTACTATTGTGAAGCACTATATCTACGATGAGAGCAACCCTCGTAATTTCTACGTGTACCCTGGTGTAGCTGGCGATGCATTCCTAGAAATTATATATAGCTCCAACCCAGCGACTGTCGCACAAGCGGGCGACTTGTCTGTCCCCGATATCTTTGCGAACGCGGTTATGAACTATGTCCTGTATATGGCCTATATGAAAGACGCGGAATACGCAGGCAACGCACAGCGCGCTAGCAGCCACTTCCAGATCTTTACCGCCTCAGTCACAGGCAAAGGCCAGATCGACGCAGTGACCAACCCAAATATCGAAAGAAGACAACCAGCAGGAATATAACGTATGGCGATTTCCTACGAGACGCTACTACCTGAAATCCTGCCTATGGTGTCGGGGTGCCCTGATTCCCTCGTACAGAACAGCGTCCGTGCGTCAGTCATCGAGCTCTGTGAGCGCGCAAGCGTTTATCAAGCTGAGCTTGACCCTTTGACTACTGTCGCCAATATCTACGAGTACGACCTAGAAGCTCCCTCGGGGACGTCGGTACAGAAGATATTGTGGGTTACCCATGAGGGTAAGGACGTTGAGCCTATTACTACAACGTTACTGGAGCAGCGGTTGCCCAATTGGCGCGACGGCAGTGGCGTCCCTCAATACTTCATTCAGCAGACGTCCAGCTTATTTATCTTAGCGCCTATCCCAATGGTGACGAGCGTGAACAGTACTGTGATACGGGCGGTTCTCAGGCCCACACACACAAGTACTTCCTGCACCAACGACGTCATGAACGATTATCGCGACACCATCGTGAACGGCGCATTAAGCAGAATTCTTAGAATCCCTAATAAAGATTGGACAGACCTAACGGGCGCTCAAATTTACGGCAGCCTATTTAACCAAGGTGTTGAATCCGCAGAGCGACGTGCGCGGCATGCAGACACTGGCGTACACAGGAGTGTGAAGTATGGCGGGTCATCAGGCGCTTGGAAAACAAGACGAAGTCGTTACGGTCGAGGCGGATAACCCAAGATACGCGAACATCCTGGATGAGTGGGATTGGGTAAAGGTCGGAATATCCGAAATATTAGCTGAGCAACCCCAGCTTACATTTAGGCCCGAAGATGTTTGTGTAGCGTGCCTTGATGGGCAAGCGCACCTTTGGGTAGCTGAAGAAGGCTTTGTAGTTACAACGGTTGAAGTAGACGAGTTCTCAGGTGACAAGACATTTTTACTTTGGTTAGCGTGGACAAAGAACCGCGGTCAAAGTTGCGCGATTAAGTATCTCCCGTTTTTCTGCCAAGTGGCCAGAGAGAGCGGGTACAAGAACATCGAAACACGAACACCAGTTTCGGCGCTAGAAGGTTACTTCCTGGCCCAAGGCTGGAAGAAAGACACCGTGATTTACACGAGAGAATTGTAATGGGAAGTAAACCTAAAAAGTCAGAGTACCAACCCTCCGCAGCTGAGAAAGCGTCAGCCGCTGTCGCAATGGCGGAGAACAAATACTTTAAGCAAAAGTACGACCCCCTCCTACAGAAGATGCGTGACGCCTCGAAGACGGATGATACCGCTGACGTACTCAGAGGGCGCGCCAATGCTGACACTATGCAGACACTTGCAGGTAACGCCAGCTATGACCGCGCAGCCAATGCCGCATCTGGCGGGGATGAAGCTCAAGCCTATCAGGCGCAGCTCGGTCAGGCCGATAAGGCTGGGCTCGAAGTAAAAAATAATATGCAGCTCGGCGTGCTAGGTACTGCGCGAGGTCAGGCTGCGGACGCAACCACTGGCATGACTGCAGCGGCAAACATGGGCGCGTCAAGAGTCCTGACCCAGGCGAAAGCGAAGCAGACTGTTAGATCCGCGAAATCTGCCGCTGCAGCACAGGTCGCAACCTCTTTCGTAATGCAGGGCGCTAAGAATATGCGGACCTCAGCTGGAGCGCAGAACCCAGACGGAACTCCCATTATGACTAAGGACGCGGATGGCAAAGAAGGCCCACAAAAAATTAACAAGGGCAGCTTCCTCAGCCCTGTCGGCGAAGACGGTAATAAAGTATCGGGATTTGTCAGTCGTCTGGGCGCTTCGTCGTTCTTTGACTAACCCTTATTAAGGAGCATTAAAAAATGTCATTAGCAGCAATGTCTATCGGCAGGCAATTTGAAAGTATCGGGAACGGGATAGGCGGCGACTACGTGAGCGCGCTACCACAAGTCTCTGACCCTGATGCTGCGTACGCGAGTATTACACGCAATGACTACATGGATTATGTCAGCCAGTACCGTGAATTCGAAGAGGAGCTGCTCGATAGAGCGCAGAACGATACCTCACTGATTGACGAGGCGCGGGTCAATGCAAAAGGTGCACAAGGGTTGATGTCAGGTATAGCAGATCGTAACGCGAGCCGTTATGGCGTTTCCCTAACTCCTGCACAGCAGCAAGAACAGTCACGCGGCCTAGCTCGCGCGAACAATTTGGGCCTATCGCAGTCTGTAAATGACGCGCGGGTAGCGCAGAAAGATCTTAACCAAGCAGCTGTCGGCGACCTAATTAACATCGGCCAAGGGGTTAACCGCTCCTCCCTCGGGCAGATGCAAGGTGCCGCGCAGAGTGCGACGCAACGCAAAAACGCTTATGACTCCGCAAAAGCTGCGTCTAAAGCCCAAACTATTGGCGCAGTAGGTGGCTTAGCCTCTATGGCCATACTCGCATTCGCATTTTAGGTAGAAAATATGTCTATAGCAGAAGGTATTTTAGCTGGCGTACAGGGTGCGCAAGCCTCGTTCCAGAACAAGGCCGATACCACTCGTCAGAACCAAGCGCTTCAGATACGGCGTGAGCAGCAGGATAACCAGAA